TGTCATTTTACAACAACATTTAAGTTTCTTTGGGTTACTATTTGCTTTAGGACATGGTTTAAATGAGGTATATCCTACAGGACCTCCCTCAGCACACCTATAACATTTATACCCATCCTTTGGACTTGTTGGTTCGGGTTTTCTTCTTCTTTCAGAGATAACCCTGCCTAATTTATCAAATTTTTCAGCAACAGGTTCTTGGACTAAATTAGGTTTTTTATCTTGTGGCCTAGGGTCCCCTGAAGAGTCTACACCCGCATCTGAAGTGGTAGTTGATTTTCTACCAGTAGTTGCTTTTTGTGTCTCATTCCATTGTTTTACTTTATTAAAATAACCCTGTGGGTTAAGTTTAGCGACAATCTGTTGTATTTCTCTCGGTGCGGCCTTCAAAGTACGTTCACTTTTAAGTTTGTTTTTATAAGGTCTTAACATTCTCTTCTCTGAATCAGTAATTCCGAAATCTGCTGCTGTTGGTAATGGTGGTT